CAACAACCGCGAGGAACGTCCACATATGCCTGCGCCGAAACGTTAAAGAAGTTTTCAACTGCCGCCGGTGTAACAATCATTCGAGTTGACTGCAACGGTTCTCCGTCAATTGCAATAGCCAGTGAAATAGCTTCAACTGTGCCACCGGTAGGAATTTGAATGTTCCCGGAATAAGATACCAAAAATCTTGCCCGGCACTGATTTGTAAGTCCTCTCAATTTAACAATGCCGCTTCCCTGTCTATGAACAATACATTTTGTTGCGCTTGCCTGAGTTTCTGTAAATGCCACATCTTCTCCCTGCGCAACAGTTTGAATTGCAATTCCTGTAAATTCTGCCATAATTATTTACCTCTCTTTCAAAAATAAGGGCAAACATTATAGTCTGCCCTTTGTGTTTATAAGCAATACTGCACAGCAGACATAATCGAGTTAAACTCAATTAAGATACTCAATTATTCAATTTTGTGTAGCAGCTACTTTTAGCAGCTACATCCTGTGTTGCATCCACAGCCATACGCATAAGCGTTAGGATTTGGAACAACATATGCCGGGATTGCAGCCGGATTTACAGCGTTGATGATCTGCTGTGTCTGCGCTGACATTGCAGTAGTGAGCAATGCAGACTGGCGATCCTGTGATGCGGCTCTTCTTAAGTCATTATTTTCTGCCTGTAAGGAAGAAATCTTTTCCTGACACAGGTAATCAAGGATTGCCCTTGTTCCTGCCTGCTGGCTGTCGATAATGTCTCTTGTGTTGCTGTTCATGGTGTTCTGAAGTGCACAGGTGTTCTGTGACATATTGTAGTTTACACCCTGGATAGCTTCCCTGGTCTCGCAGCAGCAATTAGCCAACTGGGACTGTAAAGCATTCTGCGCCTGCATAAGTGTCACGTTTGTGGTATTAAATCCCTGCTGTGTCTGGTAGCCAAGGTTGCAGATTGCATTGTCTACACCATGGAAACCGTTCATAACGGCGGTATTCTGTGCGTAAAATCCATCACAGAGACCATTTGTGATACCATCTAACTTTCCGATGATAGCCTGCGTGTCAAACCCACGCTGAATTGCAGAGTCGGTGTATGCAGATGCTGTCGCTCCCATACCTCCGTTTCCTCCCCAGCCATTGCCGCCAAAGCCGCCCCAGCCAAAAATCATAGCGAAGATAATGATAGCCCACCAGCCATCGCCGCCCCACATGCCATCATTGTTTCTTCCGTTTCCTGTCACTGCTGCAATATCAGCAAGACTAGGCATTGCATTTCCATTAAACATTTTGTTTACCTCCATCTGATCTATTTACAAATGGGATAACCGGTTATTTTGCGCGCACCCCAAAATGTACTAATGATTAAACATGCTCATAACTTTCTGTTTTGCTTCATCTACCGTAATTCCTCTTTCTTTACAGAGATTCTCTGCCATTGTCTTAAGTCCACCTGTATCTCCGCTTTGATACATTTGCATGGCATTTTTTGCCATAGGATTGTTTTGAACCTGCGGAGAATTCATCATTTGATTTAACAATAATTGTGCCGGATTCATTCTGGATCACTCTCCTTTTTTACCTGTGAAGTTTTTCTTTGACTGCTTGGAATTTTATCTAATCGGTTTTCTATCTGTTCAATCTTCCCAAAAAGTTCATCAAACTTCTGCATAAATGCACCTGTGCACTCGTCTGATAGGTCAAATTTCAATTTTTCAGTATCATGCGATAAATTGCTAACAGTATCATGCGAAACTGGCTTAAAAACGATTGTGCGAATTGTGCCATCTGCGTTCCAACTTTTAGCGTATATTTCTGTCATATCCTGTTTTGGGAAAAATGCAACGCTGCCATCCATTGGCACATCATTGGCAGTGATGTTTTCTACCGCCGGAACTACTTTTCCATTTATGCCAAAAGTTTGAACCGGGATCTGCTGCTGAATTTGCTGCGGTGCCTGCATATAATTTTGTGTATTATCAATGCGTGGCTGATTCATATACGGATTGTATGCGTACTGCTGCCCGTATTGCTGCATCTGCTGATTATAAATCGGATTCTGGTATGCTCCGCTCATATTCATCCTGTTTGACCTCCTCTAAAACATCTTCTATTGCGTGTATGATAGACGACTGCGTTGACAAGTCCAAGGACTGTAACTCTTTTCTGGCAAAAATTTTTTCAAGAACTTCATCTGAAAACACCACCATCCCTCCCTTTGATTATATTTTTGCATAAAAAAAGGCGGCAAAACCGTCACGATTCCGACAGTTTGCCGTCAAAAAATACAACAAAAAAAGAACGCATTAAGCGTCCATACATCCGTTCGTGTTACCTTTAGTGTTACCTTTGATTTTGACCTTTAGAAAAGACACCATTCAAAAACTCCTTTCTTTCAGTAAAATCAAGGCTTCACAAGGTTTTCTTAAACAAAAATAAAGTAGCGGAAGGGAGATTCGAACTCGGTATCAATTCTCTCAAACCCGCATAAATACTGAATTTCTTTATCTCCAAAGGTGTTACCTCGTGTTACCTTTTACATTGATAATGCTTTTGCAATATATTCCTGCATTTCACTCTCTGTCTTGTTATTAAAATAGTAATGATCGAGAGTTGTTCTGATATCTGTATGCCCCATTTGTGTTTTTATTACCGATTCTGGAACATTTCCATCTATCAACTTTGTTGCATATGTCTTTCTTGCCTTGTGAATTGAACGTTCACCAATTCCTATTCTATCACATATCACATATAGCCGCCTTGTAAATGCCTGACCTTTTATTCGTTTACCGTTTTTCATAAAAATATATTGCCCAAATGGATTGAGCATTTTTATTTTTCTCATAAGTTCTTTGGTATCTGCGGTAATTATAACATCTCTAAACCCGGCATCACTTTTAGGAAAATTTTGAACATCAAATACATATTTGCCATTATCATCTCTATATCTTATTTCTGTCTTTGATATATGTATCTTATTTTCTCCGACATCAGACCATGAGAGGGTAGATATTTCCCCAACTCTCAATCCTGTTTTAAATGCCAAAATAATGCCAAGTTCTATCAATGTAGGCTCATTTTCCATTACAAATCGTTCAATTAAAAGTTCCTCATCCTTAGAAAATACCAATTCGCAGTCTGACTTATGGTTCTTTTTAAATGACTTTTCCGAAATTTCCAAATCACCCATAAAACTGGTTATGCTCAGGCTGGTATAATGTTTTTTCTTTGCATATTTGAAAATTCCGTTAATCAATATCCGCATATCAGAATAAGCTTTTTGCGTAAGTTCCAGTTTTGAAATAGCTGTTTTTATGAATGATTCCAATATTTCTTCATCAATGTACCGGATTTTTCTATTTGCAATCGGCAAATACTTATTTTCAAAAAATCTTTTAAAATTTGTCTCGTACTTGTCCTTTGTCTGTCTTGTTATTTCACCATATTCAAGTTTTTCAGAAATCCAATTAGAATATACCTGAATAACTGTAGGTTCATCCTCCTTAGCTTTATAGAACTTTACTATTTCATCTTCAATTGCTTTTTCAGATGTTCTCTTTACAAGTCTCTTTCCTCTCTTATTATCTTCATCTGGCAAATATGTGTAAAACTTTCCATCTTTTCCTTGCCAAATGCTGTAAGTGTGTTTTTCAATAAATTTTTTCCTTTCGTTCATTTCAATTTTTTTCTGAATGGTGTCTATGTTGATAATACCATTTTCGATGGCAATATTCAACAACTCACTATTTGAAAGATTTCCCGTTTAACTCACCTTCTAACTTTTTTACTTTCTGTTTAATATCAAAAATTCTTCTTTCCACTGTTCTTGTTGATACGCATAGTCTCATGGCTATTTCTTTTGAAATAAGTCCACGGGCAAGAAGATAAAATATTTCTTCTTCCTGCTCCGTGAAATTGGCGTTTTCAATAATTGTTTCAAGCTCTGGCTTAGTCAGTTTTGAAAACTTCATAAGCCACTATCCTCCAATATTTTATTCTTCTCCCTGCCAGATCTTCGGTGTACCATCAGCATTTAGCATAACGGTAAGACCGCCGCCCGTGCTTATTGTGATATATAAATACATCACTCCTGTGTCACTATCTGCATAAATAAGATATTCTTGTCCACTTCCCACCAGTACCATTGTGTTTTCCTGTCCCGCACTGACATTTGCTGTATCACTGCATCCGGCAATCAGAAGTGTTGCTGTTATGATGGCTGTTATAAGTTTCTTTCGCACTGCATTAGTCCTCCGTATTTTCCTCATATTCCTCTTTGCTGATGGTCCTGATGCATTCCTCACTCACGCCTAAACTTTTCGCCATGTTTGCAATGGTTCTTTTCACATAGTCGTATGCACTTTCTTCAAAAATCCTTGGCTTTTCTTCTGTGACTGTAAAACCTATATTCTGCTCTGCATATCCAACGGAACCCTCTCCGCCAAACATTTCTGAAACCTTAATTTCAAAGTATAATGATATTCTGATTTTCATTTCATTCATTGTTTTTCCTCATCTTCTGCTGTCTGTATCATGGCAGCACCTCCACAAAATTTAAGGTTTACGCAAACCGGAGCTGTCCGGTCTGCTCTGCTTCTATCTGCATATTTGGCATCCGCTCTGCAACACACAATTCTGGCAAATTTGCTCTGACCAGTGCTGCAGGTATTGGCGGACATACTGCATTGCCGCATCTTCGCACCTGTTCGCTTCTCGGATATGTCTTGCCGGTGTAATCATGGTCGATTATGTAATCGTCCGGAAATCCCTGACATCCATATAACTCCCTTGGCTCCAGCATCCGCAGTCCAATATCCACAATCTGGTAATCAGTGCCGTTGATGGTCACAAGTCCAAAGCGATCCTGTGCTGTGACTGTATCAAGCGGATCTTTGATATCCTGCCCTGTTCCCTGTCCATAGTATTTAATCAGAAACGCTCTGACCTCTCCAAAGTGT